ATGAGATTGAAATGAATATAAATGGTAATGAAGGTGTTATATTTATAGATACGGTTGGTGTGGGTCAGTTTCTTATATTAGAAATTGATGGGGATAAAATTGATTTTGATTATTTATATTTAAAATAAAGATTATGAGGTATAGTTGTGGAATATTCTTAAAAAATAAAGTAGGACAAGTTTTAATTTGTCATGCTACAAATTCTAATGGTATTTGGTCTATTCCGAAAGGTTTAGTAGATGATGGAGAAGATTATGAATCTGCTGCTATTAGAGAGTTGTTTGAAGAAACCTCTATTAAATTAGAAGATTTGGATATAGATGGATTAAAACCATTGGGTATTTTTCCTTTTAAGTCAGGGAAGAAAACCTTAGTGCCTTTTTTAGTTAATTTCACTGATGATTGGAATAAGATAGACACGATTTGTCACTCTATGGTGACAAATCGTCCTATACCTTTTCCTGAAGTGGATGAATTTGTGTGGGCTGATTATGAGTTAGCGAAAGAAAAACTTCATTATACTCAACATGAAGCATTAGATAAAGTTTTTAATAAATAATTTATGGATAAAGATAGTTTACAAAGATGGGATATTTCAAAAATATTTCGTATAAAGAAATACCCTTTTAAATTTAGAGAAGGTGGTATAGAATATTATCAAGAAAAGAATGGATTTTGTTCTGTAAAACAATATGATTCTAAAGGAAGAATTATTGCTTATGAAACATCGGATGGAGTTTTCATAGGTAGGGAATATGATGAAGAAGGGAATATAGTTAGAATTATGGATGCTAAGGCATGGGAGCGGGAACAATTATTAAATTTTTTGTTGGAAGAAAAATAATTTTGAAAAATCAACGAAAATTCAAATTTTTTTCGTATATTTGATTTATCAAAAAAGTAAAGAAATATGTTAAAAGTAACTACTATAAAAGTAATAGATTGTTATGATTGGGATGATTTAGTCCAAGAAACTTATGGAAAACCTTATCACTTTCAACAACAATATGGTTGTCAAAGTAGAGGTATGTTTGATATAAAAGTTCCTTGTGATTATTGGGAAGATGAAGAAGAAGAAATGAATGATTTGATTCCTGAAATAGTGAATGGAGATGAAATTGGTGTTAAGTTTGATGTTTGGTTAGCACGTGACCCTAATCAACCAATTCCTAATCAAGAATATGATTGGCAACTTGAAATGTTTTGGGAACGTAGTTTTTATCCTAGTGTTTATACTGTAGCAAATGATTTATATAAAAGAGGTTTGCTTGAAGCAGGTAGTTATTCAATAAAAATTAATTGGTAAAATAAATAATTATGGCAAGAGTAGTAAATCACTGGCAAAATGAAGAATTAGATTCTTTAGAAACTGCATTAAGTTATACATCTGTTATATCAACAGAGTTTAAACAAAAAATACTAAGTTATATTCAATGGATCGGATCTAATGGGGTTAATTATAAAGATGCTGTTCTTGAATCAATTAAGGAACTAAGAGATGATATGGAAAGTGTTTCTATATTTTCTGATAAGTTCATTAATAAGGTTTGTCTAAAATTGGAATTTGGTTTATCAAGAGAAATAGATAAAAAGGATATAAAAGATAGTCAATATTGGTGGTGTAATATACAGCCTTATGATCAACAAGAGTTAGTTGAAAAGTATTTTTCTGATAACCAATTTGGAGCACTTGCTGTATCAACTAATGATATTGTTTCTATATTTAAGAAAGAAGTAAAAAACTAAGATATGATTATAGAAAAAATAAAACATGAATGTTGGGTCTATAAAAATATAGATGGCATAGAATATAGAGGTAAATATATTGATTGTGGTTGGACGTATGCGGAATTTATTATAGAAAAACAAAGTATTATAGAAAAACAAAGTATTGTAATAAATACAATACATTATCTCTTTCGTAGAGATAAACATATAGAAGTTCCTGTATGGACAAAAGTTTTTAGCTCAAAAAATACTATAATTAATCGTAAAGATTTTTATGATATAAAACTTACTGAAAGTATTTTCAATACTTTTATTGCTGAACCAACAATTGTTCATAAAGATAGATTGGAAAGTGAGGCTGAAAAAAGGGAAAGAATAATTAATCAAATTATTAAATAATAACTTATTTTTGTAAAAATGGTAATTGTAGAAAAAATTAAACATGATTGTTGGGTTTATAAAAATGTAAATGATATACAATATAGGGGATCATTTATAAATGAAGGTTTTACTTTTGCTGCTTTTGTTTTACAAAAACAAAATACTTTCAAGTTTAAAATGTTTTTGTTTTTTGGTAAATATATCCATATTCCTATATGGAAAACTATTAAACAAGGATATTATAATAGTATTAGTAGACAAAAATTTTATGAAGTAAGTGAAATTGAAAAATTGTTTAATAAATATATTAAACAATATGAAGAAGAAAATATAATTTTTACTCATAAAAAATATATTGAGGATCAACATCAAAAAAGAGAAAGAATAATTAATAAAATTATTAATTAATAAAATAATAAAAAATGAATAAATATTTTGTAAGTCAAGAACAAGCAATAAAATTAAACAAGTTAGGATTTGATGAGAGTTGTTTAAAAAAAACTATTCATAAAAAAGAATGTAGTTGTAAGATTAATGGGAGTTGTCCTTTACCAAATATACATTGTCAATTTCCTGATTGTGAATTAGATAAAAGTATTACACCTGTTGGAATACCATTATATGCACAAGCATTTGCTTGGTTTAGAGATAAATATAAATTAGTGGTTAATAAAGAAAGAGATGGTGGTTGGTGGGTATTTACTATCAAAAACTTATATGATGAAGATGATCAAGGGGCGATTGATGTTGAGGATGGATCTATTTTAGATGACCTATATGAAGATACTGAATCAAAGTGTTTAGATAGATTAATTGAATTACTTGAAATTAATTTTGATTACTTTAAAAATTATTAAAAGATCAAAATAATGAATATATTAGATGAATCTTATATTAGAAATATAAAGCTAGAACTTTTAACAAACTCTGATTTAACAGAATCCTTTGAAACAAAAATTGATATATCAAGAAGATTTAATAATAAAATAAGATTATTTTACCCTAATAAAAAGCTTATTAATGTTATTACTGATGTTGGTGGTGTTTTAACTGGTTCAAGAGCAATTAAATGTCATTTATTAAATGGGAGACCTTTATTAGATAGAAAATGTAATGATTGGGATTTTGTTGTAACTCAAGATATGGCTTTTGATATATGTAGTAGAATGAATATAAATGTAATTCCAAATATTGGTAATACAATAAGTGTGGAAAAACAGAGATATTGGGTACACCCTACTTATTCAGACTCTTATAGAGTTGGAATAGTTGATGTACATATGATAGTAAGAGAAAATTTACCTTCATTTATAGAGTCTAAAAAAATTAGAATATCGGAATTTGGGTATGCTTTATCTAATAAAATTAGTTTATTAGAATATTTAAAAAAATCATCAAATATTGATGAATATAATAAACATTTAGATGATTTAACTCAAATAATAATAAATTTTAATAGTATTAAAAATTCAAAAAATAATTTTGGTAATTAAAAAAAATAACTTATATTTGTAATAACAAAAAAAGGAAAATATGGAAAAAGATTTATTTTTACATGCATTATCTACATTACTTTTCTCATGGGGTGGAGATACTCCACCCGAAGCGATTTGGGCAGCTAATGATTTTTTAGATTATTTTGAGAAAGTTAATAAAATTACCTTATCAGGTAGATTTGAAGAAATAGATTATCAAGATGATAATGAAGGTTCTGGAGAACATAATAATAATTTGTTATATGAAATAAAAAATCTTCCCTAAAAATTAGGTTTTTTAGAAAAAATAACTTATATTTGTATAAATAAAAAACGAATTAATGAAATCTGTATTAAAACAAGAAGATATGGCTCACTATGTTAGTGATGCTGACATAATAAGATTTATTGACCAAAATTCTGATATGGGTTGGAATCCAATATGTGATTATGTAAGAAAACATTGGATTGTTGGTGATAATGAACCTGCTTATTGGGAAAGAGCGAGTTTTATTAATTCTTCATTAGAAGAATATAATGAACACCAAATAAAATGGATTGGTGGATTTTTTGAAGCACATCCATTTATTGAAAGAATGTATGTTGTGTTTGATGATTAAAAATTAATTTTGGAAATTAAGAAAAAATAACTTATATTTGTATAAATAAAAATAGTTAGATAAGCATGATTCGGTTATATGCCCATCTACCAATGGAGATAGTAGGTTCGAATCCTATACTAACTACAAAAAAAGTTTTAAAATAATTTTTAAAAACATTGAAAGTTTGAAAAAAATTAGTATATTTGTAAAACAATTAATAACAATAAAAAAACAAAAAACATGAACAAAGGTAAAATGACAGAGATTGTCGCAAAGAAAACAGGTCTTACAAAAGACAAAAGTAAGAAAATCATCAACGCAGTATTAGAAGCATTCAACGAAGCTTTGGCAAGTGATGGTAAAATTCAATTGGTTGGTTTAGGTACATTTGATGTAATTGAACGTCAAGGTCGCGCTGGTCGTAATCCTAAGACAGGAGCAGCAATTGCTATCCCTACAAAGAAAGCAATTCGTTTCAAGGCAGGTAAAAACTTGAAGAATGCCGTAAATGGTATTGTTGATGCAACAGAAACCGAAACTGAAACTACTGAATCTGAAACTGCTGTAGCGTAAGTAAAAATATGTTAGGGATATTTATTATCCCTAACTTTTATCAAAAAACAATTTATAACAATAATAAAACAAACAAAAATGAATTTAAACAAACAAGCATTAGTAGACATCGTATCTGCTAAAACAGGAGAAACAAAAGTAAAAACATTGGAAGCAATCAATGTGATTTTAAAAGGATTAAGCGAAGCACTTTCCGCAGGTGAAGGAGCAAAAGCTACATTCGTAGGATTTGGAACTTTGGAAACTTACATGCGTAAGGCAACCACAAAGAGACAACCTGGAACTGATAACATCATTCCAGTTCCTGCTAAGTTAGCAGTTCGTTTCAAAGCAGGTACTTTCTTGAAAGAATCATTAAACCCAGGTGGTGTAGGTTCTGTAGAAGTAGTTGATGAAATTGATGAAGTGGCAGAAGCCTAATCATATATTGAATAAACTCACCTTACTAAGAGGTGAGTTTATTCAATATATAAATAAAAACAAAAAAAATAAAATGTCAAAACAAGGAGTATATTTTTAATATATACTTTAATGTTTAATTCTATTAAATTAAGATTATATCCAAGTAAAGAACAAGAGATTTATATTAATAAACTTCTCGGCAGTTGTAGATTTATATATAATCAATGTCTTAATAAGAAAATTACTGAGTTTAAAGAACTAAAAATTAATCATAATTTATCTTCTTTGCAGAAATTTTTACATAATGATTTATTAAAAGATATAAACTATAGATGGCTTCAAGAACATAACACTAAAGTTTTATCATCAAGTATTTTAAATCTAATAGATTCATATTCTAACTTTTTTAAAGGATATGGGTTTCCTAAATTTAAATCTAAAAACGATAAGCAAAGTTGTAGATTTCCATTACAAGCAATTTCTAAAAAACAAGATTTTTCAAAATCAAAGATAACCTTAACAAAGCAGTTAAAAGATCTAAAGTTCAAAACATCAGATAAATATATTAATTATTTAATTAAAAATCAATCAAATATAAGATCTGCTACTTTATCTAAAAATAAATCTAATGAGTTTTATTTAAGTATATTAATTGATGGAGATTTGTTAAAAATATTAAATGAACCAAAAAATAAAATAGTAGGTATAGATTTAGGTATTAAAGACTTTGTTATCACATCAAAAGGTCAAAAATTTGAAAATCTTAAATTAATTAGAAATAATCAAAAGAAATTAAGTTCTTTACAAAAACAACATTCAAGAAAAAAGAAAGGAAGTAAAAATAAAGAAAAAGCAAGAAAACGTTTGGCACGTTTTCATCAACGCTTAACCAATATCAAAGAGAATTATCTACATAAAATAGTCAATACATTATTAAACGAAAATCAAGTTATATGTATGGAAGACTTAAATGTTAAAGGAATGATGAAAAATCACAACTTAGCAAGAAGTATTCAAGAACTTTCACTAAGTAGATTTGAAATAATCCTTAAATATAAATCTAATTGGTATGATCGTCAAGTAATAAATATAGATAGATTTTATCCTTCAAGTAAAACATGCTCAGATTGTGGTTATATCAATCACGATTTAAAATTGTCAGATCGTGAATGGGTATGTCCTGATTGTGGAATAATTCATGATAGAGATAATAACGCAGCAATTAATATAGAACAAGAAGGTCTAAAAATCTTTAAAAATATAATACCTATCTGTGATGGGAAATTAACGCCTTTGGAGAGCCGTCATAAGACACTCAATGAATTAGGAAAATCAATTAATGATTAAACAGCAAACAAGGTTGTATTAAAAATATAAATAAACATGAGCAAACAAGGCTGCATTAAACAAGATGGTAAAGTATTAGAAGCTCTTTCTAATGCTATGTTTCGTGTCGTGTTAGATAACGGACATGAGATATTAGCAACAATATCTGGAAAAATGAGAATGAATTATATCAGAATCATGCCGGGTGATAAAGTAGCTGTTGAGATGAGTCCATATGATTTAACACGAGGTAGAATTAATTTAAGGTATAAGTAATGGAATTTTCTAATGTAGATTTATTAGAAGCAACTCTCTATTCCATAGATCTTATGGATAGTGTGGTTGCTATTTATAGTAAAAAATACTTGATGATAAATCAAGGAGCAAGCATACTTGTATGTAAATTTGAACCTGATATAAATTCAAAAAGGTTTAATAAAAACTTTATCCCATATCAATCTTTATATTTTCATCAAGAAAAATATAAAGATATTTTCAATTTTTTCTATGATAATAAACCTAAAGAAGAAAATAAGGTATCGGATACTAAATTAGTAGAAATATTTATCTCTTTTAATAGAGATTTTGTAATAGACCAAATTTTAAATGATTAAATGGAAGTTAATCATTTAAAATTTTAAGAAATATTTAGAAATTGTCACTGAAATTGATGATTGTCTATCCAATATATATAAAGATACTCGCATCTTTTCTTTTCCAAAATACCTTGAACATCCTGATTACCATAAACTATTAAATATGGGAGATAGAATTCTTCCATATCTATTTCATTATGCCCTAACTGAGAATGGATTCTCATGGGTAATATTATCCTTATTCTCCAAACTATCAGGAGAAAATCCAATCCCCAAAGAACACTATGGTAGATTTGTCCACATAATATCCGATTGGATGAATTGGTTTATCAAATCTAAATATATTGAGAGTGATGCCTATCACGATCTAATAGACTAATTTATATAGTCTTTATTCTCTGTAAGAATAATTAATTTTGTCATTTCAAATTTTTTTCGTATATTTGTTTAAATAAAACAAAAATATGGAAATGACAACAAGTGTAAAAGATGCAAAAATTATGACATCAGACAAAGTAATGGCTATAGTAATGGCTAGTAAGCAAGCCGCAGCTAATGCTGTTGCCACGACAAAATCTTCCCCCCAAATATCCCCCACAAAAACAACAATTACAAAAACTCAGTCAATAATTCCTATTATTGACTTCGGTAAAGTTAAACCACTAAATGACCTTCATGTAGATGATGGTATGTTAGAAGTGATGTTATCCAATACACCAATGGATTATTTCGTTTCTTCTGAAGGTGGTTTTCCACACGGAACTAATATAATGATTAGTGGTAAACCTGGTGTTGGTAAAACAACAGTATTGTTGAATTATGTAGCAGACATCAAAGAACACACTGGTAAAAGAGTTTTATTTATCTGTGGTGAAATGTCAAAACGTATGATGCTCAAATATAAGAAAAGATTCTCAAAGTTTGGTATCATAGATACAATGTTTCCAAGTGATTTTGAAGGACAAGACTTAAAACAAGTGTATGAAAAACTATTTGATAATGGTTATGATTTAGTTCTAATTGACTCTGTTAAAGAAATGTTATCACACATTCGTCAAGAAACTAAAATGACAGAAGCTGCTGCTGATACTTGGTTAGCTGATTTGTGTGTAAAACATAACTACGGTAATAACAAGTTGAAGAAATACACTTCTTTTATGCTTATTCAACAAGTAACTAAAGCAGGTGTAATGGTAGGTAAGAATGTTCTTAAACATATCACAGATGGTCACCTTTCATTAGAAATGAGAAAAGCAAAAGATGGTGGTGGATTTTATATGATTTGGGAAAAGAATAGAAATGGTATAGCTGGCGTAGAGTTTAGTTATGCAATTGAAGAATCAAGAGTTGTTTATTATGGAACAGATGAAAACTTCATTGTTGATGAAGATGAATCTGATTTAATTACAGATGAAGATTAAAAATATGAGTACAAGAAAATATACAAAAACAGAAATAGATAAAAGAGGTAGAATATATAATGTATTGCGAGATGGTGTTAAGAAAGTTAACATCGGTAATGATGTATGGACTATCGGTAGAAGAACCACCTTAGATAACATAGCACATTGTGTTATCTACGGTCCGGGGAATAAGCAATATCATGTATGGGGTACTGATGCTCATTTATTATATGGTTCTTTCATTAATAAACAAGGTAATACTGCAATAGAAAAAGATTTGAAAATCTATATTCTAACTTCTATATTAGATGATAGAGATAATTGGGTATTTAATCTTAAAAATATACCTCCTGTTGGAAAGTTAAAAGTAATTTTAGAAAATGGTACTGTTAAGAATATAGATTTTATTAAATGAATAAATACGGATTTTTATTAAAGATAGATTCAATACTAAGTAAATTAGGATTGAATCTATCTTTGTTTATAGAACACTCTATCAAAATAACACATAATCATTTTAATACAGATAGAGTTAATTTTAAGATACCAAGTGATGAATTAACTTATGATACATTACTTAATATAGTTAATGAATTAGATTTTAATCAAAAGGTATATGATTTCATAGATTATGTATATAAAAACTATGAGAAGGATATTAAATATATCTTTTTTGGGTTTAGTGAAGGTAATTATGAAATCTATTTTGAAAAATGGATTAAACAAGATAAGTTATATCCAAATATGACTAATGCCATATCATATGATATAAAAGAAGATATTATTTATAAATATTCTCCATTTGATATTACTATTGATATTAGTAAAAATTATTTAATAAACAATTTAATTAATTATTGTAAAAATTATGAAGTTGATTTATCAAATAATTTTACTCCATTTGGATATGTAAAAGATACTGGCTATTGTCATATAGGTTATTTCCAATCTAATCATGAGTTCTTATTTAAGTTAAAAAATGTGTGTAATTGTATTAATGATGATTCACAAATAACAAATTGGTTTTATGGGCATCAAAATGCGTTCATAACATTAGTTGGATATGTTATAGTAGATGATAAATTAACTCTAAGCATTTATTACAAATAATTTTTTATTTGAAAATTTTTTTGTATATTTGTTATACAAAGGGAAAAAATGAAAACGATTAAATTAAAAAATCACACTATATACGCACAAGAATTAGGTAAGGTAGTTTGTAAGAAAAACTTAGGTAAGAAAGAGTTTGAAGTAGATAAAGAATATGAATTGTACCAATATGGTACATTTAAAGTTGTTATTTCGGAAAGTGGTGAATTTGCATACTTTTTGAGTGGATTAAAAAATGAAACATTAGAATTTAAATAATTATGAGAGAGAAGAAGATTTTGTATGTAGATATGGATGGGGTTATTGCTAATTTTGAAGCAGCCATTCATAGAATAAACCCAAATATAGTATTTGGTGTTGATGCTCCCGATAAAGATGAAGTGGATCAGATAGTGATAAATAATCCAAGAATGTTTACTTCATTACCTGCTATTGAAGGTGGTATAGAAGCAGTTAAGAGATTAGCAGAGCATTATGAGATTTATTTCTTATCATCTCCTATGTGGGAAGTTCCTCAATCATTTATGGATAAGAGGTTATGGATTATGGGAAGATTTGGTGCATGGACTAAGAAAAGATTGATTTTAACACATCAAAAGGATTTGAATATTGGAGATTATTTGGTGGATGATAGAACAGCAAATGGTGCTGGTAATTTTACAGGTAAGCATTTGTTATTTGGGTCAGAAGAATTTCCAAATTGGGTTGTTGTAGAACAATATTTAATGAATGAACTAAATAAATAAATATATGGTAGCACCGGGAGATATAATAACTAAGGTTATTATTACAAAATATGACAACATAAATGATGAGGGTATTGATGGATATGAAGTTGAAATACATACCTATTCTAATAAAAAAATTGGTTATATATTAGATATAATTGAGGAACTGGAAGATAGTCCACGTGGTATATATGACTACGATGGAAAAAATTATAAAATAATTGAAAATTGGGATTAATGAAAAATAAAGATTTAATAAAGAAATTACAGGAATTAGATCCTGAAGCAGATGTAGTATTGAATGCCTGGGAAGAATATAACTTTTTATCTACCGTAAATATAAATCTAATTGGTAGTTGTGTTGGTAGAGGGGATTCGTTGGCAGATATCTCTGGTATATCAGAAGATGTAAAAATAATCTTATTATCAGATGGATATTAATAAAACACCAATACAACAATTATTAGATTTAATCCCTGATGCTGATGAAATCATAACTTATATGTTTGAGTATCAGCCTGATACAAAAATGTTAGACAATTGGTTATATGAAAGAATATATAAAGGTCGAGATTGGGTTAATATAGAAAAAGAATATTTTAAACCAAAAGAATAGTTATGATTATAGGTGGTATAGAAAGAGATTTTGTGGTTCATGATGATGAAAATGTTAAAGGTTTTTTCGAGCAATACAGGTGGTGTAGCAATTTTCACAAAGCACCTGTATATTATGAGGGTATGTTATATCCATCAACTGAGAATGCTTATCAAGCAGCTAAGACGGAAGATTATGATACTAGATTTAGGTTCTCTATTATAGAGCCTAGTAAATCAAAAA